AATGGAGCATCATCGATTTCTCGTTGATGCCGTGTGTGGCGCCTTAGGGCCGAGGACTACTGCCTCGACCCCCCCGAGTAAATCGGGTAGGCATTGGAACAGGTTTGGCCTGTCCCTTGTCACTGACGCGTACTTCGGCGGTTCGTCCGATACACGTCGTCTTAAATTAGGCGTAGTGCGCATGCTCTTAGCTGTGCACTATGCTACTTCTTCCCGGGTAACACCTGGGGCGCTGTCAGCGGCGCTACAAGTAAACTTCTTTAAGTTTCTTGCAAGAAGGCTCCGTGCCATGGCAACCATGGGTGGAGCAAATCGTGTGGTTCGCACCTTAAAAGGTGCTTGCCACAGCTGTCGTGCGGCCGGACTTTCCGGGTCCCTCACGACGGTACGTCAGCACGTCGGACAACTCACAGTTCTCCGACGTACTATACTGAGTAGGGAGTATTTACTCCAACTCGGTATGGCCGGCCGGGCGCTGCCTCGCGCTCCGGAAGACCTCCAGGACCTCGCTGTTGCTAAACAGCTCGAGGTCCTGTCGGAACCAGGTGAAACACCTGGGATCGACATTGAGGATTCTGTCGAGACTTTTCTCGACCGATTCCACATTGAGGCCTGTCAGGACTTACCTGTCAGGCCCCAGTTTACCACTAACTCGGCATCTTATGCCTTCTCGCGTCGCGAGGGTGGTAGATCCGAAGAGCTCAAAGAGCTCCTCGATGACGACTTCCCAAGGTTCTTGGAAGGACGTCCGCCAGGCTCCGTTACTGAACGGCTCTCTGGCTACTTGGGGGAGATGGGAGAGTTTCTCTCCCAGCTCCCCTATGAGCTGGACTCGCGAAGCGTGCCCATCTCAGAGCTCGGATACAAGACAAGGGTTGTCTCGTGCTCCGATCCCGTTAGGGTTCATATTAGTGAATCCTACCGGGTGCAGTTGTTGCAAAAGTTGCGACGCTTGCGACCGTGTGCCGCCCCGCTTCGGGACGACATACGAACTCTCCGGTTCCCAAGGGGACCCGGTGAGTATTTTGTATTCAGTGCAGACCTGAAGCAGGCCACTGATTACATGAACCACGATGTCATCAGAGCTTTCTCTGATGCTCTCGAAATTCCTTTCGAGATGGTTACCGGGGGTACAATCGGTGATTGTACTATCAGGAGAGGTACCTTAATGGGTATCCCCTGTTCCTGGCCTATCCTGTCACTAGTCCACATGTGGGCTTGTACAGAACTGGAAATTCCAGCTAAGTCGTATTACCTAAAAGGTGACGACTTGATCGGCCTCTGGACGTTGGATGAGATCCAACGATACCAGACGGGAATCCAGTTTTTAACTGGCATGCCCATTAACCTCGATAAGTCCTTCGTTTCGAAGGATCGAGGTGTGTTCTGCGAGAGGTCTTACCGTCTCGCAGGACACACTCTGCACCAGTCTACAGAGATAATATCTCTTAGGTTCCTGGTGAACAGGGATTCAGAAGAAGGGTATCCCTATCCTCTGAAGGTCCGGCGTCAACTGTGGAGTTACGTCGGACACGCGCCCTACCGTCGACTTTCGACGATAGGGCGCCACTGGGCCGGGGTACCACCCCGGCTCGGTGGATTATGCTATCTCCCCGTAGAGTACGGGGGCCTTGAGGTGCTGCCCACGAAGTTCGTGACGGCAGCACCACAAGTAATAGCGTCCTTGGCGTCAGCTGTCCATGACAGTCTGGTGCCGCGGGCTGTCCAGGAGATGCTTCGCATCTCCTGGACAAAGGCCTTCCCCGTCGGATCGGCGGAACGGTTGGCCAACGAGCGTTTCTCAGTTGTTGAACTGGGACTGACGCTCTCTCTCGGTGGGGTCATTGACCCCTACATTCGAGAAGCCCTCGATCTTGATCGAGAGCTTATGAGTGCGTGGGCACACTACATCTGTGTGCCCGCGCGCCGTGTTGGTTACCACCGGTATTACCAGGTAGTAAAGCGGTTACTTAACCGCCTGCGGAAGAAAGTTCTTCCCCAACACAGCCGTCTTACACACTGGACAGTCCAGGGTGTAAGAGGGCTCCTTGGTTCGCTGCAGCTAGGCGAGGTCCATGACCTGCGCAACGTAGCCCAAGGATGGGAGATCCAGAACGCGGCGAGAGCAGCTCTCGACACGCGTTTTACCGGACTAGCCTTCACCTCTTAGGTGAAGCGGTTCTCCCGCCTGCTGACGGT